GTTGAAAGAGTCGGCCAAGCCAGTGACCAAGCCCTGGGCGGCGGCCTGCTTGCCGGAGAAGGTCTGGCCTTCCATGGCCTCGGCCTTAACCATCTTGCGCTTCATGTTCACGGCTTCCTTGAACTCGGCGTGGATCGTGTCGACGCCGTCCTGGAGGTTCGCCATCTGGCCTTCGTCGAGGCTCGTGCCTTCGATGCCGGCGCCCTTGAACTTGCCGGACTTGATGACCACCATCTTGATACCCGCCATCTTGGCGGCTTCGGAGTAGTCAGGGATGGCCATGTAGACGCCGATGGAGCCGACAGTGGAGGACGGGCTGGCGACGACGCGGTCGGCAGCGGAGCCAATCCAATAGGCGGCGGACGCCATCTCGGAGTCAGTGTAAGCAAGGGTAGGCTTGCTAAGGTTGCGGACCTTGTTGGCGAGTTCCTCGACGCCGGTGACCGTGCCGCCAGGGGATGAGATTTGCAGGGCGACCTTCTCGACCTCGGGGTTCGCGGCGAACGCGTCGAGGGCTTCGGAGACCTCGTTTACGTCCACGGCGCCCATCATCTTTTCGAGAGGAGACAGGCCCTTGCCGATCACGCCGACGACCGGGATGATGCCGATGCCGTCGACGACGTAGGGCTTGGGGGCCACGCCGAAGAGCTGCGCGAGCATATCCGTGAAGCCGAACTTCTCGGCGAGGACAGCGTGGTCCTTGGCCTTGGTCGGGTCGATGAGGAGGGGCTCGCGGCCCGACAGTCCGTTGGTGAGGAAACGCATAATGAAATTAGGAAGCGGGTTGGTCGGGGGTTACGTCGGAGTCGTCATCTTCCATGTCGTCCTCTTCGGGTTCGACCTCGGGGGAATCCGGGCCTTCCATGACGTCGCCGCTGATCGTGCCGACCGGGGTGTTGGACGGACGGAACAGCAGTTCAAACGGGATGCCGTACTCTTCGGCCAAGTCCTTGATGTGCACCATGTCGGCGGCGCGCTTGGACATCTCGGTGCGGAAGTCTAGGCCGCGCTGGGCGTAGAGCTCAGACATGGAAAGCAGGCCCATCTCGACGTCGGCACGGTCGTTCGCGGCTTCGCGGCCAGCGTCAACGGTCACAGACTTCGGGGTCGTCCAGGATACGCGGTTCCAGTCCGGGTCATCTGGCAGTTCGCCGGCGGCGATGCCTTGGCCGATGATGTAGCCCCAAGTCGGGACGCAGAAGTTCTCGATGATGATGGTCTGATACTTGGAGAAGACGCGGCCAGCCTTGGCGGTGATAAGGCGCACGGTCGCGCCGCCTAGCTTGGAGGAGTCGCCGACGAACTCGTAAGGCAGGACGCCCTGGGAGATGTCGCGTTCCAGCGCCGCAAGGAAGCCTGTGAAGGTGGCGTTCGGGCGGTTGCTCTGGAAGGACGTCATGTCCTCCCCGGGCTCAAGGGCGATGAGTTTGCCGCCCATCGTCGAGGCAAGGTTGGCGTAGGACGAGCCAGTGGCGTTGCCCAGTTCGCCGGCCATGTCGGAGTCAATCGTGCCACCCTGCTTCTTGATGATGCGGGTCACGTCACCGTTGTCCTTCACGGCCTGCTTCTCGAGGGCGAGGATTTCCATCTCGTCCTGAATGGAGTTGATAGAGTGCTGGAGCAGGGGCACGCCACGGGCGCCGGACGCGTACTCCTGGTCGACCACCATCATCATCGACTGTGCGAGAATCTGGCGGGAGGAGCCGTCGGAGCGGTACACGTTCACGGCGATGTATTCGCCATAGGGACCGAACTGGATGCCGTCGTGCATACCTTCGGGCACCTTGCCTTCGAGAGGGTCGCCGACGCGGTGGGCTTCCATCAGCTGGAGTTTGGCCTCGCCGGCGCCGTTGCGGACCTTGGCGGCGAACGAGTCGCCGTCGCGGATCATGCCGCGCAGGAGGATGGACTGAGCCTGATAGAACGAGAAGCGGTTCGTGATGTCGATACGCTTGGCCTTCTCGGCGAAGTAAGCCTCGTAGCGTTCCTGCATCTCAGGCGTCGACGCGTGGCTCTGGGGCTTGATGCCGTCGCCCACGGTGTAGAGGCAGATGTCCGCAAGGATTTGCTTGAACAGGCCGGAGTTGCGCTCGGCCCAGCGGCACTTGCGGACCATCGTCAGGCGGTCGTAAGGCGTCAGGTCGCGACGAAGGTCACGCGGTTCGGCGCCGTAGGCCGCACGGCGGGCACGCGTCACGCCGATGCTCTGCCAATCGCCGTAGGAGGCTTGCGGCTGCGGGGCGGCAGGCATGGCCTTGGGCGTCTTGGGACGCAGGCTGACGGTCTTAATCTTCTTGCGGATGGCCATGGAAAGTTAGTCCTGACGGTTCTGCCAGTCGGTGGAGATAATCGTGCGACGAGCGCCATAGGTGGCAGGGTCCAGCCTGGACAGCGCGAACAGGCTCTCGGCAAGCATTTCTTTGGCGGGCAAGACCATCTGGCGGCTGGCACTCGAACCGCTGTCAGAGTATGACATGAGAGTCTTCCCCTCAGTAATGAGCTGAACCGCCTTTGCTTTGATCGCAAGGAGTTCGCACTCCGTCAGTCCGATGAAGAGTCCAGAGGCCATTTAACTTGCCCCGATTGGAAGAAAAGGGGGGTTAGCCGCCCAGCCCACGCCACAAGCTTCTTCCTCCTGCGACACTAAACGGCTAACCCTTGAGGAAAGTCTGCCCACGGTCATGACGGTTGCAAGTCGGTTTCGGCGGTTTCCCGACCAGCGATGCCCCAGCGGACGGCGGCCAGCAGGGCGAGGATTTCGCAGTCCATGGCATGGTTATCCTTCTTGCCCTGGGGAAGTATCCACATGGGCTTGCCGGTCCGCTTGTCCTTGATGCGGACTTCGGCGCTTAGCTGAGAAGCATACTCCTCGGTAGCGTCGATAGCATAGGTCCACACGCGGCGAGCCCGCAGGCCGTGCAGGAGGTCCTTGCCGGCAGTGGCGGAGTGCACGATCAGGATGGCCCGCTGCGGGATGCCAGGGACGACGATGGACTGCTTCTCAGAGTAGAAGCGGCGGGTGGTGTTGCCGGACTTATCGGTCACCGCGAAGTCGTCGGAGCCTGAGCCCTTGGCCGTCTTCCAGTTGCGCTTGGCTGTCTCGCGGTAGACCTCGGTCGTGTTGTCGCCTGAGTCGACGAGCACCATGGCATGGTGCACCCCGTGCTGTTTGGCGAAGGCCTCGACGTTGCCCCATGAGTCGATGCGGGCGAACGCCATGAGGCGGCTGTGCCCCGTCTTGGCCCATCGTCGGACGGTGACCCAGAAGTGGCCGCGCTGGACGTCGACCCCCATCGTGCGGAAAGGGATGCTCCCGGGCACGGCGTCCTTCTGGTCGACGACGCGGGCCTTGGGGGTGATTGCCGCTTCAGCGTCCCAAGGGTCAGCCATCTTGTAGTTGGCGGCTTCGGACAAGGCCACCATCTCGCCGCCCTCTTCGCTCCAGGGCATGGCCAGTCGCTTCTGTTTGAAGATGCGCCGCGGCTCTTCGTCGCCGTATTGGTCCGCGGCCTCCTTGGCCTTGAGCATCAGCACGCCCAGCTCGCCCCAGCTCATCGAGGCCAGCGAGTTCCAGTGAAGGCCGATGTGGCCGGAGTTAGCGGCGACCGATGTAGCCACAAAGGTGCCACGGGCGTTGGCCTCGAGACGGCTGGCGTTCGTGTCAGGCAGGTGCGTCCGGCAGGACGCGCACTCGTACGTCGTGCCCACGCTGACCTTGTGCAAGTCCCACGTGCCCGTCGACTTTGCGTCCTCGGGGAACCTGATCTGCTCCCAGACCCACGGCTGAAGGTGGTCGCACTTGGGGCACCTCATATTCCAGTCACGCTGGTCGGTCGTCTCGTGCAGCTGATGAAACTCCTGCCCCGCCCGTCCGCCCTGCGACATGAAGATGCGTTTGCCCATCCAGCCGAACGCAGTCACGCGTGCGCTCAGTTCGGCCAAGTGTCCAGGCGGTGCCATCCAGCACTCGTCCGCGATGGTGTAACGCAGGGACAGGCGCTGAAGGTTCGCCTCGTTCCAGATGCCTCGGCAGTAAAGCGTCATGCGGTCGAAGTCCGCCGTCGTCGAGCGGTCGAGGTCGTCGCCAGAAAGACGCGCCTTCACCGGCGGGCAGTTGTTCCACACCGGGCGGAGGTAACGTAGGGCGAAGTCCTTGGCCTCGGGGTCGGTGGCCTGAAGCACCATCGTCGGCCCTGGAGCGTTGGCGATGATGTGGCACGTCAGCAGGCGGGCGAACAGGGACTTGCCGGACTGGATGCTGGCAAGGACCGTCAGGAGTTTCGTTTCAGGGTCTGCCGCGATGCGTAGGGCTTCGGCGATCCACGGCGTCCGCTCCGAGCGAAACGGCCCGGGCATCGGCGAGTCGGGGATGGCGAGCACGTTGGACTCAAGCCACTCGACGACGTCGCCAGAGTCCGACGGACGCAGCACGTCCCGACCGATGCGGAGCAAGTCAGCCTTGTTCATACAGCCCTGCCTCCTTCAGCAGACGGTACAACTCGTCCGACAACTCTGACCACTTCTTCGGCTTACGCTTGAAAGGACGCGAAGGCTTCGGCATCGGCTTGCGCCTGGGCTTGGGCTTACGCTTCGCCATCGGATGAGAGGTCGGCCTTCACGCGGCGCACCCAAGCCTCGAGCACCTTCACGGCCTTCGCAGGGTTCTCGGGGTTGCACCCTTCGGCTACGTCGAGGGCGAGCTTGTCGAGTCGGTTGACGATGCGTGCCGTCATCTCCCGCATCGCTTCGCCGGCTTCCTTCGCCGAGATGTAATCCTTGGTCAGGATGAGCCGACGCTCCTGCTCCTCCTCGAGGGCCACCAGCGTCTTCAGGGATTGGTTGTACGCGGTCTGGTACTTCCCCTGGTTAGGGTCGCCCCCTTCCATCGCCGCCTGCCAGACGCCACGCGCCCGACCGACTAGGGCTCGGTGTTCGCCGATCGTGTCGGCCAGCGTCCCGTCGTCGAGCTGCGCGGGTGCCGCCTTCGGAGCCGCCGCACGTTGCACGTTGGCCCGGGCTTCCCGCCATGCCCGAGCCGCGTCGACCGAGTCCGTCGGCATACCTTCCCTGCGCAGGACGCTGATGCGTTGCGCGGTGACGCCGAGCGCCAAACCCAGTTCAGAGTTCGTCAGGGCCATGGTTTGCTAAACCGCCTCTTTTTGCCCACGGGTCTTGTAAAAAAGAGCCGTGGTGTCGGGCCA